AATTGACTGAAGAGGATTTAGTTGATGTGCTAAAAGATAAGTTTGTTGAAGAAGAAAAAGGTAATTTTAAAATAACTCAAAAAGGGTTAGATGAAAAAAATAGACTCTGCACTCTAGCAGGTCTGAACATCAAATATCAAAGTGAGAAATAAAAAGGCAGCTATAAAATAACTGCCTTTTATCCAATGAGGTTATTATGAAAAATTTACTATATCATATATCTAGTCTTGATTTTTGATAATTAATAGTTTTTTTTCCATCTTTTTCTGTAACTATTTTTCCATTCATGTAATAGGTATGAAAGCCTTTCTGATCCCAGAGAAGTTGATATATTACATTTCCCTCTTTCTCTTTTTGTAATTGTTCCCATCTTTCATGAACCAAATCTTTGTATTGCGTCATACTCCTAACCTCCCTGCCATTTGCTCATCTCTTTGAGTCTCTAGTTCTTCAAATAACAAATCAATGATCAGACTATGTATTTGTTCCTTGCCTTCATATTTAATCTGCAACTGGTTATAAAGTTTCAGATACATATCAAGAAAAGTTTGTAAGTCTTGTTCATTGATTGCATTACGAAGTTCTCTCGTATATTTGAGTGTTGTTTCCATTTAATCTCCCTCAATAAGCCTAAATTCTACTTTAGGTTCAATTCTGTAACTAGGATGCAAGAATTCTACACAACCACCAACTTGTGCCAAAGTCAATGGACAACTTTTTGGCAAGTCAGGATTCTCAGGATTATTTCCTATGATGATGCCTACACCTACAAACTGATGTGTGAACGTTTGATATTCATACTTCTGAGCCTGTGTATACATTGCATATGTCGCAGGATGTATTCCATTTTGATTTTCAATGCACTCTATCTCAAAACAATATTGCGGCTCTTTTAGTAAGCCTTCTTCATCAAGCCATAATTCACAACCACGAAAAATATCAAATCTTTCAAGAAGCAATCTCTCTTCATTTGGATGTGGAACCATGTTTCGTTTTATGTCATAAAACCAATTATCTCGGTCTAACTGTATGTGTGCTATAGATCTTTTTTCAGGATCAATTCTCCATGCCCATATTTTATTCATCTTTACCTCCTTTAGTTTCATTATGAAAAAAACCTTTTATCGCAATTTCTAGTCTCGGATTGATATTGGCATATCCTTGCTCAAGTCTAGATATCATTGATCTGTTTGGTTTGCCTGCGCTGTAATATCTAAGAAAGTCTGCAAGCTGTTCTTGTGTAACACCATGCTCTTTTCTCAGTTCTCTCAGTTCACTGCCTGTCATTTTCCTGCCTCCATTTTGTAATCTTTTTGTATTATGCCCAGTTCTTTCTTACCTCTGAAATGAGAATTAACTATTGTATGTTTGCCACTAGCCAATCTTCTGATATGTTTTCTGACAGAGTGAAATCTCTTTCCAGAACTGTGCATTTTCCCTGTCTCAAACATTTCTCTCTCTTGTTGTGTCATGGATATCTTCAAAGTCTTATGTTCCCATGTAGGCTTTCTTCGTAATTCTGAACCTTTGAACCTTGAAACACTATTCAAGATCATTGGCTTCTTACCCTTGACTTCTTGTTGTTCCGCAAGGTTCGGAAAGTGCATCATTACAAAGTAGTTATATAAAATATCTGCAATGGCATTTCTTGAATTATCCCAATATTCATTTGTATATCTGTTATGTTCATCTTGTGAAAAATCACAATATTGAGACAACTCCATACCTTCATGCAAAAGCCAATATGAATATGAACCTTTGTTTACATCTGAATCATGATGAAACATAAAGTGTGTTGGTATTGGGTCATACATAAAACAATTTGAATCAGGAAGATAAGGAATACAAACGACAGTACAGCTAAGAGCAATCTCAATATCTGACCATCTTTTTTCTTCATATTCCTCTGTATTTTTCCAAAACTTGATACGATCTTTGCTCCAAGACTTGAACTTATTTGAAGAAGTATCAATATTTAACTCTTCTTTATCATGCTCAAATATCAACATATTCAACATACCTAAATCATGCTCAACTTGTAGAAAGGTTCTTTCATAAGGCAAAACCAAAGGAACTTCTGGCATAATTTTTTCAAGCTGTTGAAAATCAATTACATCTTTTAAAAATCTTTGGTCACAATAAAACTTACCTGCTTGTTGAATTTCATGACTCAATACCTTCAAGGTTTGATGTATCTCTTTGCCACTCAACCCCATTTCATCACCTTTTACTTTTGGAGCAATGAAAGGGGGAATACCAAAATGTGTAAGAAACGCTAGAGTGCTTCTGTTCATTGTTTTGCCATCTGCTACAAGTGGTCCGTCATGCTCCATAAGTTGATAAGCATGGAGCAGCTTTTCTAATACAATCTTGTTCATTAGAAAAAACCTTTGTGCAATGCAGACTCAATTTTTTGCCATTCATCTTTTGTCAAAATATTTTGCAATTCTATAAATGGTACTTGCCTTAGGTCTTGGTCATATTTCAAACTAAGATCAGTTAGCATATCTGTAATAATAGTCATATCTTTACCTCACAAAACTTTTCCATTCTTGCCAACTGTGACTGCCGCCAAGAATCCATGATTGTCTCTCAAAATCCAAAACCTTTTGCCCTGCGCTCCATGCACTGAGGACATATCTTTTTCTGGATACCCATAACTCAAGTTTTCATCTCGTCTTGAGTGTTGATATATTCTTACTGCATCTAAGTAAGATTGATTTCTATTCATCATCTGATTACTCCTATATTGCTTAAATCTTCCATAGTCTCTGCTTTAGCAGTCAAAACTTCCTGCTCTTTGTAGATACCATCCATTAATTGTTCATCAAGTTCTTCAACTAATTCTGCTTTTAGTTCTTGAAAATGTTTTTCTGTACCGTCCCAAGTACGACGATATTCACAAGGAAAGCTTTCTCTTGTTGTGCCAGTTTCAAGATAAATAACAATGTCTTGTGAGACCCAGAACACAATTGCTGCGCCCTTGCCATCTTTATCAGGCATCCATCTTTGCGCTGAATAAATGTTGTAGTTTTCCAAAAAAACAGCTTGCTTAAAAGTTACATCTTTACTCATCGTAATACCACCTCTTAAAAGATTCAGAGTCTTTAAAACCCTGCTCAATCTCTATGCCTTCTTTGATTTCGGCAATATCCTTTTCTATCTTTTCAAGTTCTCCATAGGACAACTCCTGTGCAGCTAATAAAGCTTTGTAGTAGTTACTCAACATGGCTAACTCCTGCATACTCCTCAAGCTGCTCAAGACACACTGCATAATCATCATCAAGATACCGTGCATCATTCTCTCTAAGAAAATCCATCATTTTTTTGACTAAAGAATAATGTCTCAGAAGTTGTGAATAATCCATTTCACAAAGTGCCAAATCAGCCTCAGATTTTGCAGCGTATTTGTGTGGGTGTGAATTGGATTCACCTTTTATTTCGTTGTATGTTTTACATTTGTTTTTCATTTTATCTCCTGCCTT